GTATTTCTACTCCAGCTTTGTTAGTATTTGTGTTAATTGAATACCAAATTTTAGATAATTTTTTAGCACCGTCCTCAGTCATAAAGGTTGTTGTTGATGCATCAACTTTGTTAACTAAAGTTTCTCCTGTACCATCTGATAAGTTTGTAAGTTTAACTACATACTTAATACCAGAAGTATCTGTGATTGTTTGTGTTGTTACTGTATCAGCCATTTTAATTATCCTTGTAAGTCGAAGTAAGATTTTGACACTTCTCCTCGTTCTATTGTTGTTGAAACTGCATTTGTTGTTTTAATATAAGGAGTTACAATAGGTCCTTCATTTATTTGTGTGCCCCATAATAATCCACCTTTAGTTCCATCTCCTGTAAAATTCCTAGAAGTACCTGTTTCTGTTATACCAAAAGATGCTCTTGCAGCTCCACCAAAAGTCTTAGTCGCACTACATCTGTACCAACCATTACCTGAATCTTCTATGGTAGTTGTCACCCCAGTTCCTGTACTAACTACAACTCCTGTTGTTAAATTAAAGAAATTGTTAACTCCGTCTACCCTCAAATGAAAAAAATTGTATCCATCTGCTTTTACATAAACGGATAAAGCATAGGTTCCTGCAGGTACAACTCCAAATCCTATAGTATCAATTACATGTACTGAAGATGCTGTGGTATCTGGAATAAATTTATCTGCTGTGGTTGTTCCATCAGGAGCTACTCCTGCGTTAGCTGTTATTGAAGCTTGGTATTTTGTCCAATAAGAATTATCAAATTGTTCGGAATAATGAAATAGATTAATTTGACCTTTTTTTCTTGTTCTTAAATATGTTTTAACTGTTCCACCATCTGGTTTATTATATGATCTTACGCCAGCAACAACAGTTGTATTTGCACCATCAGCTGAATCAGGATATGTATTAGATACTGTAGCAGTATTTTCATATTGCCAAAGACCATTAGAACCTGCAAAACTTCTAGCTGAGCCCTCTGTTTTTATATATGTTGAGGATCCTGTGCCTGACTCAAGTTGATTTCCAAAAAGAAACACACCACTTGTACCGTCTCCAGCTTCTGAATAAGGACTTACTCCACCGTCCACACTTGTTACATATATTCCACCAGATGTTTGACCTGAAGATATATTGACAGTAATTGTAACTTCACATCTATACCAACCATCTCCAACATTTTGTATTCTTGCTGAACCAAAACCACTACCACCAGTTGTTCCTACAACTCCGGTAGATAAATTAAAATTTGCTGAACATACAGTTGATCCACTCATATACATTTTTATAAAGTTGTAACCGCCTGATTTAGCAAAAACAGAAAAAGTTTGTGGACCTGTAAGAGTAAGACCATTTTGATACATAAAGTGAGTAATATTGGTAGTAGTTGGAATAATTTTATTTCCTAGTCCACCAGGAGCTTCCGTGGTAGTTCCTACGAAAATATGATTTTTAATATAAGCAGCATTTGAATGGTCTTCCGACTGCAAATATACATTTTTTGATCCTATTATATCTACGTATGCCATGTTTAACTACTTAATTGTTCGTTTAACTCGTTATCAAAGTATTTATTAATTTCTTCTATATTAATATTATGAAATTCTGATACTTTAGTAACAGCGTTTTCAAATGTTTCAACAACATTATTTTGTTCTCTTTTAATTAATTTAAAAACATCACTTACGGCCTCTTTCATTTTAGGACTTAAATCAGTATATGATTTAGAATCCATATCTAAATTGTTTTTAACAATTTTACTCACCCGCATTTACATCTACTCCAACCATTGTATCTGCTGTTCCATCTTGTGATAAATCTATTTGTGCTTGACCATCACCTGTAGATGAAATAGAACCATCTTGGTTAAATGTTCCTACATCAGCAATTACCGGTTTAGGGTCGCTATGAGATAAAGCATCTCCATTAAATATATTAGCTGCTACATCTTTTCTAGCATTATCTAAAGAACTAGCCACTTTAGCTCGTAAAGCGTCTTTAAAAGCCTCACCAGCGTCAACGTTATTTCCACTTGATAGTTGGTCTATAAAGTTTTTTGTATTGTCATCTATGTCTGCCATAATTACTCCTTTTATAAGTTTTCTGTATCGGTTGATTGAGCTGTAGGACTAGCAATAATGCCATCATCAATTTCGTTTTTGATTTGTTTATCCATATCCTCAATTTCCCTATCGTTTTGTTTAAGTACATTTTTTCTAACATATTCAACGGAAAAGAATTTACCAATGTAATCTCTCATCTCATTTGCTAATGCTAATCTTTCTCTCAACATCTCTGTTTGTTTTAATTCAGCGAAGTGTCCATCTTGTAAAAAATCATATTGTAAATTATCTCTTACTTCAACCCAATCTTCTTCACTTATAATACCTTTTAAGATTAATTGTGTTCTTAATAAATCATTAAACAGTTCAGTAAATTTCTTTCTTAATCTTTGAACAAATTTAGTAAACTTCAATTCATCTCTTGTAATTTCAGAAGCTCTACCTAAATTAAATCCTTGACTTGATTCTAATCTACTTACTGGAACATTTAAAGAACGATATAATTTACTTCTAAAGTATTCAATGTCTGTAATTTCACCTAAGTTTTGACCGCCAGGTAAAGTTTCTATACTTGTACCTCTGCCACCTTCTCTACTTGGTAACCAAAAATCTTCTAACATAGACATATAGTTTCTGTCATCTCTGATCTCACCTGTTTGTGCGTCATATACAAGTTTGTTTCTATATCTTGCCATAACATCTCTTAGGTATTGTTCAGCTTTTACTTTTGGTAAATTACCTACATCAATTTTGAATATTCTTCTTTCAGGTGCTCTAGCGATTCTGTAAATCACAGCAGCGTCTTCAATCATTCTTAATTGATTAACTGGTTTAATTGCCTTATGTAAATAAGACAAGACCATATTTTTATTTTGGTCGATCATTCCTGAAGGACAAAATGCTATTGTATCTGGAGAAATTTTTATACCAGTTCCTGAAGTTGTGCCTGAAACTCCCTTTTCATTGTAAACATAGTATTCAACATACTCATCTACCATTGTAAGTCCGTGTGGTACAGGTCCGTCTGGTCTTTTCTTTCTAATCTCTCTAATCTTTTTAACTTTACGAGGATCAATGTATTTTAACTCTGTGATACCTTTTATAGGTGAATTTCTATCTATAATTTTATGATAATACATTCTGCCATCTACATACCATCTTCTAAAGATGTCGTGGCCTTTCGTATTAAAATTTAATAATCTTAATACATTTTTAAATTCGTCTTCTATTTTTTTTCTTACTTCTTTTCCATAAGGTAAATCTATTACATTCACTCTTACGGCATCTCTCAATTCATTAGCAACAATAGCTTCATTAACAATATCCTCAATCGCCATATCACACTCGGGGTGTAATGCTACTTCTCTGTATCTTCGTATTAAATCAGCCTCACTTTTTGCTGTACCTTCCATATCGAGGTACTGACCAAAATAACCTCCAGCCGCAACAGTTTGTGTACCGTCATCTGCTTGGGTTGTTGTGAAACTTTGTTTTGGATCGGCTTGTTTTCTAGCCTTTGTTATACTAAATCCGAATAATTCTGCCATAATAATCTCCTTGTACTACTACTTATAAGAGTTTAAAAAGAGGGGCCGGAGCCCCTCTAATATTAATATTAAGTTGTAGTGTTTGTTTCAAAGAATTGGTAATTGAAAACTACTGGAAAAGTTTCGATTGAAGTCTTTTCTTCGTAATCTAAATCAATTGCTCCTATACTTGTTGGGAATGCCCCTCTTAAAGTATAAGATTTAACTGTATTACCGTTTCTATCTAAATGATCAATAAATGCGTCTACTTGATAATCAACCGGATTTGTTAATCCTTCGTTATCAGACATATTATTGATACCATTTTGCCATCTTTCGAAAGCATTTCTCAGCTTGAAGTTAGTATCATTGTAACAAGTTACAGACCATTCTTCAAATGTTCTATCACCCGCAATTTTGATATTTCTACCTCTGAATGGAACATTTACAAGTCCCACTGTCATTGCTGGAATTGAAGTTGCTTGGCATAAAAATGCTAAGTCTTCTATTTCTCCACCAACTTGTGCGTAACCAGGAAAAGGCATTGTTACCTTAAACTGATTGGCTCTTGCGCCACCGCCAGCAAGTTTAGCTTTGAAGTCATTTATATTTGGCATTGTTTATTTCTCCTTTTCTAAACTTACCCACCAGCCACTTCGTCAAACGAAACGCCAGTACGTGTTGCGATGAATGATAATGTAATAAAGTTGATACTTCTAGCTGGTTTAATAAATATCTCAGCTATAAATTCATTTCTATCAATTACTTCACCTGTGTTATTAGTTTCATCACATACTACTAAAAAGTCTGTGATACCTCGTCTACCTTGTACTTCTCTTAAAAAAGGTTCTACAATGTTTCTAAAGTTCGCTCTTGTGAATTCATCATTGAACTCAAACAATTGGAATTTAGAAGCAGTTGCTATTGCCTTTTCTAATACAATAAACAATCTTCTTACGTTTATTCTATCAAAAGCAGACGGTGCTGATAATCCAGTTTTATCACCGAAAAGAACTGTACCTTGTCCTGGGAAAAATGTCACAGGATTTACTCTCTTAGGATACAATTGATCTCTTTGTGCTTTAGTTGGATTGTAAGCAAGTTTAACTACGCCTCTTACTTGACCTCTGTTAAATCCAGCAGGTGAGTACCAAGCGTCAGCTGTTAAGTCTGTTCTAGCAGCCAAACCAGCCATATCACCATTTAATGGTACATATCTATATACGTCATTATATCTGTCGTACATATATTTGTAACCACTATCAAAAACAACATATGAAGAAGAATTAATATCTTCATAGAAGTTAATAATATTATTAGTGATTGTAGTTGTATTAGTTATATCAACAACGTGGTTTCTTGGAGGAGAAACAAACGCAATAGCGTCTTTTCTATCTTCAGCGATTTGTAAAAGATCACTTACATGATTTTTACCATCAGCTGGAGTTCCAATTGTTTCATTAGGTGTTTTACCACCAATGATTAAACCAACGTCAACAGTTTCAGCGTCACTAAATTTCTCGTAAGCAGTTTTTAATTGGCCAGCTGTTACTGCTGAACCATTAGCTCCTGCTGACAATGAATTTGTCACTGGAATTGTAATTGCTGATGTAGCGTTAAAGTCTTTACTCACTACTGAAACACCAAAACCATTAGTTGCACCTAAAGTTGAGTGATCCATCCAGAAAATGTATGCTGATCTATTAAAGATAACATCTGAATAGTAGTTTGTTCCACCTTGACTTGTTTTTGCATCAGAACCTTTTGATACTTTAGAGTAAGTTTCAATAACTTCGCCAACAGTACCTGAAATTCCACCATCTTCGTCAATGACTACAATATGCATCTCATCATTAGCGCCGCCTCTTGCTGAAGCATAAGGTGATGTACTTGGAGCACCGTCAACAAAATCATAATATTGCCATCTTCTTCTAACGTTAACACCGTTAGTTAAAGGAGCATGTAATCCACCAGTTCCTGATTCTTTTCTAACGAAAGTGACAAGTTCTGTTGATGTATTGTTTGCTGTTACTCTATATTCGTGTCCGTCTGTATAATCGTTTGTAGCTGCTGTAGTTGAAAACGATATAATATCGCCAACGATTATGCCATCCGAAGCTGCTAAAACTACTGTAGTGTCGCCAGTTGCTGTAGCTGCGTCATTTACAGTTGTTACTGCTACTGTTTCAAAAGCAGCAGCGGTGTCACATACAGAAACAGAAAGGTTATTACCCCATGTTCCTGCTGTTCTAGCTGCCCAAGATCCCACAGAACCTTGTCCTGTAGAATAGTTTGATTGATAGTCTTCGTTATTGCTAATTAATACGGTTCCAGCGCCCGCATTAGCATTGGATATACTTGTGTTAGTTGTTCGTACTACTCTCAAAGCATTAGAGTATTGTAGAAAATTAGCGGCAGAAAAAAAGTATTCAAAGTTAGTTGAATCTGGTTTGCCGAATGTATCTACAAGCTCTTGTTCACTAGAAATAGCCACAACCTCATCTAAGGGTCCTTTATTAAAAGTACCAGCAATAGCACCAATTGATGTTGATACTGCGGGTATAACTCTAGTTAAATCTTTTTCTTGTACGAGAACGCCTGGTGATACTTGAAATGCCATAGGTTTATTCTCCTGTTATTTGTTTTGTTAACATTTGTTTATTGTTCAAAAATCGTATTATTCATACGCCCATAGTCAAAGTTTCATTATACAGATATTTATAATAACTCAAAACTACATACCTTTTCTTATCTCAACAGGAGACCATACATCTCCATATTCATCTACTGTTGTGTCATCATGTTCGTTAATACCATCATCTAAAAATCCAAAAGGAGCCATATCCTGTTCTATCAAATTCTGTTGATCCACGTACATTTGTTGACGAGCATTTGTATTGGTTAGCTCTTTAAAGTAAGCTTGATTAGACAACCAACCAAACATAACACAACACATCATTAAATCATCATTGGAACCGTCTTCAGCCTGATAACTTTGTCCTCTTTTGGTAAAGGTTGAAATCTCCTCAATAATCTTAAATGAATTGACTAAAACTTTATCACCCTCAATAAGTGTCTTTATATTAGCACAACCTATTCTCTTAATCTGTTTGGTCATTCTTACACCTAATGAAGAACCACGGCCGCTGTACATGGCACCTAAGACTTGTCCAGCACGACCTTTCTGTGTGGTCATCAATATATTATCATATTCTATTTCAAATTGTAGCGCTTCAGCAATCTGTTGACCAATGTCATTAACTTCCGTTAAGATATGAGCATGATTATAACCTTTACAAACTTGTTCTATAATATTTGGAAAAACAAAAGGTTTAACTTCATTATTTTTATAAATGGCCACAACCTTAAAAGGCATTTGTGTTACATCAAATACAACAAAGGCAGAATAATCTTTATCAACACCTCTCGATACATCAACTGTACATACATAGGTACGTCCTTTAACTGGTGCTTCAAATACTTCTACACTACCTGAAGATTTTAAAGGATTCATGTAAGGCATATTTTTAATTTTAGCAGGACTTATAAGGGTATTAACAGAACCTAAAAACTCACATTCAAACTCTTGCTGAAATTGTTCCTCACTTGTGTTACGTATTGTTTGTTCTTTCCAAGCTTGATCTCTGCCTGGTACCTCGGACCAATGTACTTCAATTGGTATATAATCATTTCGTTTATTTTCTGCATCTGTCCATAACTTATAAAACTGGTTCATACCATATGGTGTAGATACAATAATCATTTTAGTTTTACTACCAGCAGATATCGTAGGATAAACTGAACTAAAGAAAGACTCAGCAATATTTGTAGGTACGAATGCAAACTCATCAAGGAAAATAATATTATAAGAAC